TTTTGTTTCGTATTTAGGAGTTAAACCGAGATAGTAATGACTAATATATTCTTTTACTATTCTATATGTCATACTTGTCAAAGAGCTTTGGTTTATATAGACCATCTCTATCCATCATATTACTTGTAGCAGAATCATCTGACCATGCAAAACTTGACATTACTTCTTGCCATTTCATATATACACCTTCACTGTCCCAATGTCGTACTCTAACATAAACCTGATCTTCGGGATACCATTCTTCGCTTATAACATTATCTAAATTTTTTACAAGAATCGTTTTCCATTTATTCCATTGCGGAAGTCTTCTTTCAAAAAATGAATACAACACTTCATTTGTTACACCACATGATATAACGTTATCTTTAAATTCTTTTAAGTATAGTTGAAATTCGTAATCAGGATGTTCTTTATTACCAATATACCGCGTTCGCTCTTTATACATTACCCTTTGAAACATTTACTTTATAATGTCTTCTTGTATTCATATTATTTATTCGCCAATTATCTAAGTCTGAATCCGCGGAATTTCTTGAGGAATCAGTTCTTGTCTTGCATGCAGCTGAAGCTTTTTCAAAACCATCGGCACTGAGCTTATCTGAAAGCGTCATACCTAAAGCTAATGCATTTACTTCATTATACTTATTATAATTTCCTTCACTATCCCAATTAATTGTTCTAGTATAAGTTTGAGTAGAAGCATCAAATGTTTCTGAAATAGTATCTCTATCTGTTTGTAGTTTAGATTTCCATTCATTCCACATTGATGCAGCAGGACTTGCTGCTCTCCATTCATCCCACGATACCGGACAACTTGTAGTAACTGAAGCACCCCGAGCTGCACCTAATCCATCAATTGATCCGTAACAATTAGATCCTTCTTTAGTATAAGGAACTCCCTGCATACATACGTGATGTACAAAATCAGCAGCATTTAGTTGCGTTTCATACTCTGCATCATTGGCGGGGTTATCCGGATCTATTCCTTTACCTCCAACAAATCTATCTACTACTCTATAAGCCATATTCTCTCCTATGAAAAACTAAACGATGTAAATTTAAAAGTCATTGGAAACGATACATATTGTAACGTTCCTGGTGTTGAAGCAAATTCTATATCACCAATAAAAGTGGGGAATGCACTCTTATATGTAATAGTCCTCGCTAACACGTTTCCGCTCGTAAGCACCAATAAACTTATATCATATTCAGTCTGGTCCTTTGAAGCTGTAGCAATATCTGTCGGCCTCTGCATATTTTTATACACAGTATCTTCCAACCATGTTTTCATTTCTTGGTATATTTGCATTTGTTCATCTAGCATTACTAGCATATTTAATTCGGTATAATCTATTTTATCACCAGGAAATGCTGCGTCCACACCACGAAATGGTTGAATCGCTGGCGCTAGATTAATACTTGGATGATTAACACTTTGAGCAAAGAATTCCAAGTTAGGAAATCTTACTCTATTTACTACTAGCTTATAACCCGTAGGTTGTAAAAAACTAGGTGGTTGCAATGTTGATGTTGTAGTTGCCATGAGACCTCTATATGATATAATCTATTTATACGTTTAAAAATATTTATATAAAAAAAAGGGGAGCCGAAGCTCCCCAGTTTATTACCGAAGTAATGTGGCTTACGCCATTATGTTATCAACTCTGAAGATACGGTAGTATTGGTTAGTTTTAACCGTTGCTAGACCGTTTGCAGGAGTTGACCCTACGAATGGATTTGACACCATGCCGTATCGAGTTTTGAACCCGATTTTTGGCTGGAAGGTGTTCTCACCAACCGCACGAACCATTGTTAATGGTACGTATGGGCAATAGAATAGACCAGCGTCATAAGGGTTAGTACCTTTGTAGCCAACGTTACAGTAATCAGTATCTGAATACGGGTCGATGTATACTCGTGTACGTCCATTAAGAACACCAGCGAATGTGTTGCCTGTGTCATCAACGTTCAAGTTTGTTGACAATGCTGGAGAATAGTCCAACATGCCAGAAGCGTGAAGAGCAGATGCTACGTCAGAAGAACATACGATGAAGTTACCTTTACCGCGTCTTGTTTCTTTAGCAATTACGTTAGATTCTCTTTCAATCTGTACGATTAAGCCTTTGAACTTCTCAACTGACCAACGACCATCAGCATCTGATGACATGTTGAAGATACCGTTAAGAGCAGTAGATGTCTGCAAACAACCTGTTTTAGCTTGGCTGTTTATAGTTCTAATAACTTCTCGGTTAACTTCAGCAAGAATCTCAGTTGATAAGATGTTCGCTAGTTCTGTTTCAGCATCTAGGCCATGAATGGCTTTAAGATCCTGAGCAAGTTCTAAGCTATATTCTGCTTTCAAAGCACGTGACTTTGCAGTCACAGTTGCTTTTTCGATGGTGAATCCCATTTCTTGGAAAGAAGAAGCAGGGCCTCCTCCTGAAGATCCAAGACCCTCAGCATCGGCTGTTGGCATACCGCCAGCAGTACCAGTAGTTACACGTTCGGAGTCAAGTGAAGAGTCGTGGTTACTGTCGCCAGCTGCCGCGCTAATTCCACTCAAACCTGAAGGGTTGGTGTTTTCTGTAACAGATGAATCACCAGAACGAGCTGTTTCAGCTTCGTTGAATAGTGCTTCTGTTGATGATGTTGCACCAGCACCGTAACGTGATTTCATCGCAAAGATAAGTCCTGTTGGACCAGTCATTGGCTGAACACCACATAGATCGTATGCCATCATGTTAGGCATAGCGCGTCGTACTAGTGAGATTAATACTGGGTCCCAGTTAGAAGCGCTTGATGTAGCGTTTCCAGGAGCGGCCTCAGTCATGAATTGTGCTTGCGTACGCTCTTCTGCAAGAGCTTTCTCAGTGTTTTCTAAAACAACTGCAGTTACAGCACGTTTGTGTGAGTCGGCAATTTTACCAGCTGATTCTTCTGAAAGAACTGGGTTCCATTTTTCGACTAAACGATCGTAAGTTTCCATCTTTAAATTCTCCTATTAAGATGATTTTTTAAGGGCTTGAAGATATGAATCCATCGCAGAAGAAACTTCTACAGCATTGTCTGCTGTATCTTCTACAAGGTCATCACCAACTTCAGCTGTTTTAACTTCTTTAGTGAAGTATGATTCTTTGATAGTTTTCACTTTCGCTGAGAAAGTTTCTTCATCTACAAAATCAAGATCTTCGGCCAATGAAGCCAGTTTTTCAACTTCAGTTTCAGCTAAGCCATGAGCATGCTCACGAATAACTTCATAACGTTGGAACAATTCAAGCTCTTCAGTCATTTCGATATTTTTAGCGGTCTGTGAGTTTAAAGCAGTTTCAAGTTCTTCAACTTGTTCTGCAAGGTCGTCTACTAGGTCAACTTTAGACTCTGGAACTTCGACATAAGACTCGACGAATAGATCTTTAAGACCATTCATAAAGTTTTCTGCGATTTCCGAACGAAGACCAGTTTGTATTGCAACCTGATTTTCTTTCATCCAATTTTCAACCACATAGTTGAGGTAGCTGTCGATTTTCTCGACAAGGTCTGATTTAGTGCTAGCAATTTCTTCTGCGAGCTCTGTTGCATAAGACTCTTCGATACGTGCAATTTCTTCACTCAGCTTGCTTTTAACAGCAGCTTCGAAAATAGTTGCGGCTTTATCTTTGAATCCGTCAGACAGAGTTGCTTCTGATTCTACCAATGCGTTAAGATCACCAGAGAAATCGTATTCTGCTTCTTGTGTTTCCACAACAGCTTCGAGATCTTCAGCAACGTCAGCATCTTCCATATAGCTTTCATAACCGGCTGCAAGTTGAGCTTTACTCTTTGATTGCAATTTAGTCATGATACCCTGAATCATACCAGCTTTGGTTTTAGGCGGAGATTGCTTTTTAGTGACGTTGGCCGCAGCCTTTACGCCAGTAACAGAAGCTGCTTCCGCGTCTTTGGGGTTGTCTGACATTGATGCTTCTGAAACGATTTCGTTCTCGTCAACATTTGCCTCGACATCCTGAGTTTGATCAGTCATGTTCTGACTCCTATATTTTATTTCATTAACGAGAGGAAATTCTTAAACTCACGAACCTGTACCTCATAGAGATCTGATCGTGGAGCTTTCTTAATTTCTGTCTCCATTTTTTCAATTACTTGAGCTTCAATAATGCCGTTATTCCAAACCCATTCTACGCCTTCCATTATTCCATTAACAAAAGCTGCAGGCGCTGATGGATCTTGTACGATGTCTACCGTATTGAGAATAAAGTCGTCTTTGACGACCATTGCGCCATTACGTTGCTCTAAGCTACCCATACCACGTGTTGAAACACCTAGTTTGACACCACCTTCAAGTAGACCTTTAACAATCTGCCCGTTTGGAGTATCTAATATAAGTGCTTTACCCATCACATTCTTACCTTCAAATTGAAGATCTTTAATGAGATGGGATACCTTATCAAGGTTCACAGTTGGACCATCTGGATGGTTTAGTTCTCCGACTGCTCGCCCTTCTTTTACTTGTTCGTCCACATATTTGTTCACAGCTTTTTCCATTACTGGCATTGGATATATGCGTCCGTTTCTATTCTTTGCATCAGCTTGTGCGAATACACCTTCGATAAGATGGCTTTTCTTACCGTCTTTTTCTTCTACAATCATTTCAACGTCTGATTCTGTATATTCTGTTATAAGCTTCATTTTATTTCCTTAAATTACTCTGTAATTCAAAATCATAGTAGAGTCATCTGCCAATGTACCACCTGATTTATTTGTAATACTAACTTTAAATGATCCGGCAACAACTGTATGTATGCGCACATCAACGTCAAGACTACAACTAGCTAGAACTACTGAACTAGCTAATACTTTACTATTTGTTATTGTTACGTCGGCATGTGTAGCGTCATCCGCCAATGTCCCTGCCAACGTGAGAGTATGTTTTATTTTAGCATTATTAGATGTACCGGCACCTGCACTACTCGCAACGTCAGTGGCTAATGCAGTATTACCTACACTTGCATCTAATATATTAAGTTCTGCGCCTGTTGCGGTAACCGCTGTAGATCCATTCACTTTCGGCGAAGTAAGAGTTTTATTTGTAAGAGTCTGTACTGCAGTATTCTGAGTCATCTCAAAACCGCCTGCTGTACTTCCGTCATGTACCCGTATAGTATCTAAGGTTGTATCAACGCTCGCTTCACCCAACGCACCTGTAAAGGCGTTATTTTGGGTTGTTGTACCCCGTCTAAGTTGTACGGATGTTGCCATGTTATCCTCTTGTATTTACAGCAGAAAATAATACGGTTGCTGCACCTGCAAATACACATTCTGTTTGATTTTTATGAATTAGTATGCTTTCACTTTGAGCTAATGTTGTTGTACCAATAACTGTTCCACCTGCTTCAGTTAGACTAACGAGTGTAGCTGCACTTGCAGATGTATTAACTGCCCTTACAATACTTGCAAGACCTACATTAGTTTTTGCACCAGAGCCGTTAGCAGCTGCTTCAGTACTTTTAGGGGATATGATCTGACTCATTTAGTTTCCT